TCACCCCAAAACGCCCGCTGCTGTCCGTAGGTAGTCTGGGCAGTGGTGGGCGTATGTTTCTTCCACCATTTTGATATTGCTGTGGCCTAGGTAGCCTGCAATATCCCACAAGGATATTCCGGCCTGTGCCATCCATGTCGCAGCTGTGTGGCGCAGGGTATGCGGCGTTATTCCGATCAGATCCGCGCGTTTTGCTGCTGCCCTGAATCCGGTTTTGATAGAGGAAACCTGATCACCAGCCCATTCCACAACAAATTCCGTTTCACGCAGTTCATGCGCTTCCTTCAGGGCCGCATAGAGCGTGTCATTGATAGGCACACGCGCCCTGCCTTTTTTCGTGCGTGTCTTGGCTGGATCACGGAAATCAATAATCCGGGCCTGTAGATCCACGCGGCTCCATGTCAGCGTGAGGATATGCGATTTTCTAGCTGCTGTATGGAGCGCCAAAAGCACAAACAATCGGATATGGTGAGCAACACAGCTATCTATCAATTCAGCCGCCTCGCCCCTTGTCAGCCAGCGCTGGCGTGCATCTGGACGCGGCGGAAGCTTTGTACGAGGCGCTTTGGAAACAATTTCTTCCCTTACAGCCCACCGCATGGCGGCACGTAATGTCTCCAGTTCGGTTCTGGCTGTGCTGATCTTAACGCCCTGTTCCAGCCTGTAAGCCGTATATTTCTTGCACGCATCGGGCGTGATAATTTCTGGTGGCTTATCCCCAAAAAATACCTTCAGTTGCTTGAGTGACCAGCCTATGCGTTCTGCGCCGGGTTTTTCATTGTTCACACGGTCTGCGTGGTACGCATCTAATATGCCAGAAATACCAGCGGCCCGGATTTCTGGCTTCAGGAGGCCTTCCTTAAATTTGTGGAGAACTAATTCAGCCGAAACCCGATCTTCGCAGCCCGTAGAGATGCGTTTGCGTTGGTAATAGATGTGCCACGTGCTCCGTTTGGAGACTCGGCACAATCTGGGTTCTCTAGCGTCTGGGTTTGGCATTGTTTTTCTTCAAATTCTTTGATGGCTTGCATAGGTATCCGCACCATTCTGCCCAGGCGCAGGGCGGGAAGCTCACCAGTTTCTACCATTCGGCGTATTTTAGCGGATGAGCAATCCCATCGCTGCGCTAGGGCGCTAATGCGGCAGCATGTGGGTTCATGGGCTGTTTTCACGCTGCCCTCTCCTTTCGTGCCTCAATTAGCTGCACATCATCTGTCCAGCCGATTATGCTGCGCTGTTCGTCTGTTTCATCCAGTTCGCATTCAGGAAACCGGATCAGAAAATTCCTGTCCTCTGTGGCCGTTATTTCAAACAGGCCATCTTCCACCTTGCGCATTTCCAAAAACCATTGTGGTAGGCAGGGTGTTGCGCTTTTGCCTGATACAATCCAGCGGCCATCCCTGCGCTCCTTGCTGCAATCGGGAAACTCAATCTGGTTGCCGGTACGTTGGTCTGTTACCGTGCCGCAATACCTGCCCGCCTGATTGCGCGTTAGTGTTGCTTGGTATCGGGGCATTCCAGACACTCCACCAATGATCCAATCTGGGGCGCATCTGGTGCAGTGTTCACAATCGGCGCAATCCAAGCGGGCGGAAAATTCAGTATTTTGCCATCAGCAAAAACTACCTTGTGTTTCACGGGTGTTTTTCCAAACATCAGCGTATGTGTTTCGCGGCCAATGGTTGGGTATGCGTGCGCCCCCTTGCCGGTTGGGTTTTTCACCACAACATCACGGGCTACGGGCACAATGCGCATGCCAGGGAATGTGGCGGATTGTGTTCAGGTCATGGGGTATGATCCTCTGCAAGAATAGTGTGTTTAAGGTGCTTTTTCAGCTCATCGGTTTGTTCGCGCATGCAGGTAGCTATATTTGCAAAGGCCGTTGCCGCGGGCATGAACAGTTCTGCACGTAAATCGAGTGAGATCCCGTCCATCAGATCTGCCTGGTGCAAAAACTGCGCGATCAAATCCTGTAAATAGGAATCCTGATTAGGTATGCGTATGTTGCTAGGTGCAGGCATGGGCTTGCTCAAGCATTCAGACATTAGCCAGTCTGCGGCATCTGAAATCACAAAATCCAATACCATCCGGTGGCGGCTTATGCTGCCATCTGGGTGTGATTTCATAACGTTTGTATGATGCGGGAAATGAGACTTTAACCAGCTAATATTGCCGCCAAATAGCGCAACAAGATCAGGCCGCCGTGTCAGTTGCATTCTGGTAAGCTTCCGTTCCTGACCGGCTACATCACGGAAGATATAATATCTGCCCCCATCACCTTCGCTGGTGCCAATGCATTTTACTGGGCAGGTGTTTGCATCAGCCATCATGCACCCTCCTTCTGGCGGATGCTTTCCATCCATTCATCCAGTGCGGCCACAGTAAACAGGCCGTTGCCTTCAACTATGGTGCAGCATGGGCCTTTGCCTTTTTCGCATAAGGCATGAAATTGATCTGGTTGCAGGCCGCAATATAGGGCCGCCAAGCCAAATCCTACGTACCGGGTGGCATCTGCGCCGCTTTCTTCCAGCGCGGTATCCACCAGCTTTAGGGCGGCACGCTGCACGCGGGCGGCCTGCATGGCGTTTGGTGTGGGTAATGTTGGGTCTAGCAGCGGGCCAATGGCCGTAATAAGCTGCGATGCAGCACGGGAGCGCTCTAGCGCAGCATCCGATACCGTGCGGAGTTCCGCAATAAGTGTCATTCATTCCTCCTTGTGGGCGAACTGGTTGCCCAATCCGCCCATTTTTCCCATTCTCGCGGCGCCAACAGAGGCGAGAAAGGAAAACGAATGTCTAAAAAAGAACTCAAAACCGAGATTGAGGCGGCTATTATTCAGGCTGCTGCAACCATCACTGCTGAGTTTCTGCGTGCTCATGAAAGAAATGAGCGAGCAGACGGTGACAACAAAACAGACGATAGAACCAGCGATCTTGCTGCTATTTATAAAAAGGAAGACCTGAAGCAGACCTATAAAGAGCATCTTGATGCAATCCGTGAAGCCTACCTTGAAACTCATAAATAGAGTTTCAAATATATAGACCTCAATGTTTTTTATTACTTTCTTCTGGTGAAGAATTTGGGTTCTGATTACGTATTTCAGCAATGCAATGCGTAATCAGGTCTTCCGTTTTTTCACGCAACAGAAGCAACCTATCAGCGTCTAGATCAGAAAATGCCAAAAATTCATTGGAGATCATCTTGGCCAAATCAAGCGCCGCTAGCCGCCGGTAGGCATTTATCTCTGTGGCAGTATGAGCTGCTGCGCATATTGCAATATCCGCTTCCTGCTTGAAGGAATAAGGCACTTGCACGGTAGGTGTGCCATGTGTGTTGGTGGTCTGAACCAACACAAAGGCATTCCCTTGCCGTTCAGTCTTGTAGTGATGCTTGTGTGTCATTCATTCCTCCATCGCGTTGTGGCGATGGAGGGGACATTAGCCCAAAGCTAATATTATTAGCAACCCATATTTTAGCTTTTAGATAATTATTTTTCGCTCTGATGATTTACTTCTTACGCGGGAAAGAACATGCCCAACAACATATCAAGAAATGTTATCGGGTAATGCTCATTTAATGACTCTAAGGAATAGTTCTGTGAACCCATCGGAAGCCATAAATACAAACCAAGAAACTAGAGCATTTTCTTATGAAAAAAAGAAATCAAATTTATATATAAATAACGTCGCAGAAATAAAGAGAAAAGACAATATAAAGTTTGTAGATTATAAATGCCCTATTTTTATAGATATAGAAACAACTGGTCTTAATTGCTATGAAGATAAGATAATAACATTATGCATGGTAATGATTGTTACAGATCAAAACCATGAAAAAACGATGATTGGTCGGCATTATATATTTGATCCAATGAAAAAAAGTCATCCGAGAGCGCAAGAAGTGCATGGTTTCGATGATTGGACAGTCAGACATCAAGAAGTGTTCCAAGAGAGATCTCAAGAAATATATGACTTCCTAAAAGCTGGAACAGCTTATGTTGCACACAATGCCGTATTTGATATTCCTTTTTTAAGGAAAGCTTTTGCTGAATCAGGTTATGTGCTGCCAGAAAAGCCAATTGTATGCACTAAAATAGAAGCTCAAACATTGGGGGAACGCCCGGCAACACTAAATGCATGCATTGCCCGTCTGGGCCTTTCAAGAGCAGGAAAGATACATGGAGCGGACGAAGATGCACTTCTTACTATGGTTGTTTATTATAGCCATCGTGGAATGATCGTTAACATTCCTCAATCTAATATCGAGATAGGAAATATGAAATTTGTCCCCCCCATTCCTGAGGGCGCTTTACCAAGGAGAAGCAACATAAAGAAGAATAAATTTATTAAGGAGCATCTTTCTCAGCGGCAGCTCGAAGTAGGGTCATAACCGCCATTTGTACCTGAGGATCTGCATGCCGATACAGTGTCAATAAACACTTTTCTTCGGCATCAGAATTATGATCAGGCATCATCGGAGATGTGCCAAATAACAGATAGTCCGCCGTAACATTAAATAACTTAGACAATGCTTCAATCCTTGAACGACGAGGGCATTTTTTGCCGCTCTCCCATTCACTGACTGTTGGAATAGATACATCAAGGGCGGCTGCAACCTCAGCTTGCCCCATTGTTGCACGTTCTCTTAATGTTCTCAAGCGTAGACCCAGTGTCATGCTGCGACTATTACACAAACACAAATAAGATAATTCGCCTCAAGTTAAATTCCCCATTGATTTATTTATTAGCTTAGGGCTAATAGTGCACTTATGTGCAATGACGCGATCAACCTAGCAATATCCCGCGCTGGAGGTGTTAGCCGCTTAGCTGACGCTGTTGGGGTATCTCCTCCTAGCGTAATCGGCTGGAGACGACGGAAAAAAATACCGGATATTCGGGTCAGGCGCGTGTCCGAGGTTACCGGTATTCCCCTGCAGAAACTAAGGCCTGATTTATATACCGATATTCCAATACATGAGGCTGAACTAGCATGAACCATAACCAGAGCAGTAAGCCCCAGCCCTCACCCTGTCAGCCGGAATCGTTTCGGGCGTTTAAGGCCGAATTACGTGTGCGCTGGCAAATGTCTGCTTTCAGAATGGCGTTCATGCCGCCACGCATGATGCCAGATGTGCCAGACCTAAGGAGTCAAACTGAAGGGATAGCTAATCCAACATTGCTATTTCGCTCCGTGCGTGATGGTGAAAGCAATTCTTCACGCCTTATATGGAAACGCTACGCCTCCTGGCGGGCTTTTTTCCGGCATGTGCAGATATTGGGTTTCCCTACTCTTTATCTGCGTGGCCACTGAGATGTCAGTTTATCTACAGCCTCTTTCCCGCGTGTGCATTCCGTCCAAGAGCCATCTTCTGGATGTTCTTCATGCCACTTTATGCATGAAACCGTTGCCCAGTCGTTTTCTCGTTGGAAAGTGGATTTTGAATAGTTCCCGGCTACTTCAAATCGTGCGCCACACTTTTCGCAAACGGCAATACCATACATCAGAATCGTCCTTTCATGTTGGTAACGCATACATAATGGACGTAGCTGGTGGCGGTATCAATGCCGCTGCCAGCGCCTCTCACCTTCCCAAAGCAGATGGAGCAGCAGCATGAAACCTCATGACACTACCCGTACGTCTGCCGCCTCATCCTGTCAGAAGGTTTTGTCAGAACAACAGCCCGCCGGGCCACATATTAAATGGCTTTCTGGCTTAGATGCAGAGGCTACCATTCAATATATTGGCCTGCGTGCTGGATACATCGTTATTCCAGGTGAAAATCTGCGCGTTGCCCGTCTTCCGGACGATATGAATTGGCAACTAACTGCAAAGCTACATGAGCAATTTCAGGAAGACCTCCTGAAAAGGTTCGCTTCAAAAGCGATGCGGGTACTACAACTGTCAGATGTCCTGACCACTGATCGTCTCGATCATTTCCGGAAATCCTTAGTGAAATTTCTGCATGCCCAGATTTCACATCTGGAACCCGCTGACGTACGGACAGAATTTCTGCTCGAAATGCTGGATGCACCGCATTCATCCTCTGCTGGAGTCGTTGGAACCTCTACTGTGGACGTAGCTGGTGGCGGTATCAATGCCGCTACCAGCGCTTATTTTGCGGATAATGCGCCATGCTAACCGCAGCTATCAAAACAGCCACACGTACGGCCATCAAAGCCTGTGGTGGTCTGGATTCAATATCCCGCGCTGTACGTGTCGGCATCACGCAACTTTCTGATTACTGCAACCGGGAAAAAGCGGCTGTGGTGCCGGTAGATGTAGCAGTCGAGCTGGATAAGGAAGCGCAAGAGCCGCTTATTCTGGCCGTTATGGCGCAGGCAGAGGGTTTTGCCCTGGTGCCGGTCAAGTTCGGCAACGGTTTGCTGCCGCACGATATGGGCAAATTTGCCAAGGCCACCAGTGAGGTTCTGCAAAAAGGCTTTGAGAGCATGGCAGATGGCAATGTGGATGTGCAGGAGGCGCACGAAATCCTCACATATGCGCAACGCGCCCGCACATCGTTGCATCATATTGAGGCCACAGCACATAAAATCATCGCAGAAGGCAAACCGTTGCAGGTGAGCATTCCCGATGGCGCGTGAGGCCCTCAACTGGCGGGAGCTAGATCCTAAAATCCGGCATTACGCCCGGTGTGGGTTCAGCATCAAGCGCCAATCTCGTAAACTCAATATATCTGAGCGCGCTATTTATCTGCGCCGCAATGCCCTGGGCATCAGTCGCAAGAAAAAGCATGCTGCGCAGGAGACTTCTTCTCATGTCATGTAAGAAAAATGCAAAGGCTGCACGTCGGTTTTTCCGTCGGCGTCCTCTCAACACGCGGGCGTTGCGTGATAGCGCACGCGTGCAGCCAGATCTTTCCATGCAGTCACGCACATCCAGTGGGTTCACGTGGCACGTGCCACGTAAGGCTGTTCGCCAGACGAGGCAGTATAATGGCTGAGGTGCTGCTAGACGGATACGATTTCTGCGGTCGGTTGCGTAACGCCATCGCGGCAGAAAAAAGCCTTGCTGCCTTTGCTCGCAAGCATGGGCTAAAGGAGCAGGCCGTGCGTGATGCAGAATCTATGCAAACTATCAGCAATAGTGTCTGCAAAGCCCTTGGCCTGGTGAAAGTTCTGCGCTATCCAGTGCGGGACGGCAGTGGTCGGTTTGCATCACTCCGAGAAATCCAAGAAAAACTGAATACTTTTATCCGGCGTTGCGGAACGCAGGAAGCTGCTGCGCGCCGTTTCGGTATTAGCAAAGGGCATCTTTCCAACATTCAAAACGCGCGGCGTGGCGTTATGCCGGTGCTTAATACGCTCGGTTATGGCTTTCCTGTGCAACGCTATATCGCATTGAGCGCGCCATGAGCAGCAAGTTAAAAGCGGCAGAAATTTCCGCCATGCTGGCTGGCCAGATGGAGGTTTTGGCGCGTGAACTGCTGCCTGGTGGCAAAAAAAATGGCGCAGAATGGATGGCCGGATCTGTGGCAGGTGAGCCGGGCACAAAACTGGCTGTGCATCTATCCGGTGCAAAAGCCGGTGTGTGGAAGGATTTTTCGCAAGATATTGGTGGTGATCCGCTAGATCTGGTCGCCCATTGCCTGACAAACCGAGATCTGAAAGCCGCATATCGCTGGGCCTGCAACTGGTTGGGTTTGAGCACGGAAACGGTGGAGGTGCGCCGTGCGGAAATCCGTGAAAAATCAGAACAAGCCAAAGCGCAGGAAGAAGCCGATGCAAAAAAGCGCGTTGTGCGTGCGCGGGATATCTGGATGAATGCCCAGCCAAATATCCTGAACACACCAGTAGATTTCTATTTACGGGCGCGCGGTATCAAGCTGGAAGCATTTGATCATCCCCCCGGTGCGCTGCGGTTTGCACCAGAAAATTACTGTGCAGAAATCAAAGCGCCATTGCCTGCCATGCTGGCCGCCATCACGGATCTGAACGGGCGGTGCGTTGCCGTGCATCAGACGTGGCTCGGCCAGCATGGTGGTCAATGGGCCAAGGCGGATCTGGAAACTCCCAAAAAAGTTCTGGGCAGTTTCCGTGGTGCGTGCATCCGGCTGCGCAAAGGTGCGGCTGGCACAACACTCAAACAGGTTTCACCGGGTGAGGTTATTGCAATTGGTGAGGGCATAGAAACATGCCTTTCCGTTGCCATGGCCCGTCCGGATCTGCGGATACTCGCAGCAATTTCTCTCGCAAATCTCGGAACAATCTGTCTGCCAGATACAGCACGCAGAGTGCTCATTCTGGCGGATCGGGATGAAAGCACGGCGGCCAAAAAGGGCCTGCGTAAAGCCATAGACACGCATATGTCCGCAGGGCGTGTGGTAGATGTGGCCTGGCCGCCAAAAGGCAAGGATTTCAATGATGTTATCGGAAGATGAAGAAAGCGGCCTCAGCGCTATCCGCTCAGCCATCAATACGGCGGAACGGCAGTTTCAGGTTATTGCAGGCGGTAAGGATAGCGGTAACGGCGGCCCTCCCGCACAGCCAAAGGAAAAAAAGCCCTGCCCTGTTGTCACTATCGGGCATCTGGATGGGAATTTCTATTTTCTGGATCGCGTTGGTCAGTTGCGTGTGCTCAAAGCATCGCAAATGACACGGCGGCCAGATCTGGTCGCGTTATTCGGTGGCAATATCGACTGGCTGAAAGAGGCGTTTCCGAAAACTGCCAAAAAGAAAGAACAGGATGAAAGCGGCCATGAAACAGTACGTGAAGTGGTGGTTGACTTTAATATCAACCACACTTGCCAGTTCCTTCAGCGTGAATGCTTTTCTGCTGGGCTTTTTGGTGATCACATACAGATCCGCCGTCCAGGTATCTGGCCTACGCCAGAGGGTATGCCGGTGGTGCATTGTGGCGACTGTGTTCTGGTGGGTTCAAAGCTGGAATTGCCAGGCACGCGCATTGGGCATCAGATCTGGGCTGCTGCACCAGCAGAGCCACGTCCAGCAGAACCGTGCGAAGCGGTGGATGCGCGAGAGTTTCAGCGCCAAGTTCGGGAATTATGGGATTTCCGGCTGGAAGGAAGCGATATCATCGTTATGGGCATGCTGGCCTGTGCGTATTATGGCGCGGCCATTCCGTGGCGTCCGGCCGGATTTCTAACGGGCCCTGCTGGTTGCGGTAAATCATCCCTGCTGCGTGTGCTGCAAAATGCCATTCCGCTCAAATTCGCCACGAATGATGCATCAAAAGCCGGTATTGAACAGATGGTGGATGGCCGTGCCATCCCCATGTTGGTGGACGAGGCATCAGACCGTGTGGATCAACGTGCTGCCCGTGCCCTGCTGGATCTGGTGTTATCCGCAACGGGTGGCGAAGGCACAAAGGGCGCGCGTGGCGGTTCGGATGGTATCGCCCGCAAAATTGCGGTGGCTGGCTCCATCATCATGGCATCCATCCGGCCACCAGATATGGAGGCGCAGCATCTGGGCCGGTTTACGCTGGTGGAAATGCAGGCACCTAGAAACGGCGCAGACCACACGGCAGAACACCGGGAATTTGCTGAATGGGCAAAGGAAATCGGGCCACGTTTATGGGGCCGCGCATTGGCTGGGTGGCAACGCTACAGCGCCGCGCGTGTCATCCTCCGTGCCGCCGTGGGCCGCTCCGGGTGTCAGCCACGCGAAATGGATCAGATGGGCTCATTGCTGGCCGGTTGGTGGACGTTAGCAAATGACACCGTGCCCGCAGAAACAGAGGCAGATCATATTGTCAGGAGTGTTATGGGTTACATACGCACGGCAGAAACAGCAGAGTCTGCCAGTGGCAGCCAGCAGATGATAGATCACCTGCTCTCGCAAAAAGTGCAGATGGATCGCTCAACAGATCGGCGGTCTCTCTCATCATTGATAGAGCGCATGCTTGTGCCAATGAGTGAGGAAAAGCCGGATATGGAGGAAAATGCGTTCTCCCGCAAAAACGTTGCATCCGTTCTGGCAAGTTATGGGATCAGGGTTGTCAGGCGAAACGAACCCACGCCCCGCAGCGGTCAGGATGTTCCGCGTGGCAGTGAAGGTGACGGGTTGTGGATCTGGCCGCGCAACGCTATGCTGACGGCGCTGTTCAAGGATACCCCATTTGCCGGGCAGAAATTCGTATTTGAGTTTGCACGAATGGAAAGCTACAGGCCACCACCGCGTAATGCGCGTGGGCATCAGATCACCATCACTATGGATGGTAAGAAGAACAAGGGCTGCTTCTGGGTCAGGTGTTGTGAACTTGGCCTGTCTGATGATGGTGACGATGGGCTGTAAGAGAACCATGGAACCACAACGGAACCGCGCTGGTTCCTATTAGTTCGTTATATTTCCTAAAGGGAACCAAAACCCCTATAGGGAACCTGTTTTTTTACTCCTATACAGAAGCACGCTCTCCGTGCCTCAAATCCATTGTGAGAGAAAATAGCAGTTCCCTTAGTTCCTTAGTTCCCTTTCTTTCTAACCTATTGATATATATAAATAATAAAAGGAACCAGAAGGGAACCACATGGGAACCGCAGGAACCTCGCTAGAAATAAAAGCCATCAAGCCCATAAGTGGGCAGGAAATGGCACAGGCCGTGGAGGATCGGTTGTTTGAGGCCGGATATACACTGGCATGCCTGCCAGCCCACGGCATCCGTCCAGCAGGCTGGGGTAAAGGCTGGGGTGAAACGCTGATGGATATGGATGATCTGCTCACACTCACGGCAGAAAGTGAAGTGCGGCCACCCATGCCAACGGCTGCGGCCATATCCCGCATGGATGAGGCATTTGCATGGGTGCAGGGTATTTCCAATGATGCGTGGCGTCGCGCCATTTTACTCTGGATGGTGATCCACCCGTTGTCGCATCGGCATCGTTATAGTTTTGGCAAGATTGGTAAGTTTTTGGGTGTGAGCGACAAAACGGCAAAAACCTTTTTTATCAGAGGGATAGCAGACATCACGAAAAAAAATTACGCCTAACTGCATTTTTTACTTCTCAAATTCCGGAAAATGCAGTTTTTTAGACACCATGATCAGGGGTCGTGCAGCCAACAGGCTACGCGGCCTTTTTTTATGCCCAGATGAAAGCGAAACATGCCTGTCAGATCTCCAGTTTTCCGGCCGCGCTGGCACAAGCCAGAAGCGCAGCGTCGGAAGGAGTTCGATAAGCAGCGCGGCACATCGCGCCAACGCGGTTACGATGCGGCCTGGGAAAAAGTGCGCGCCCAGCATTTGGCGCTCCATCCAATCTGCTGCGTGCCCGGATGCAGAACGCCACGTGACAGGCTGAACGTGGATCATATCGAAAGCGTGCGGGAAATTCCGTCCATGCGGTTAGATCCCAGCAACCTGAGAACGCTGTGCCAGTCCCATCATTCGGCCAGAACAAGCCGAGATCATAGCTGGAACCGCTAAAAATCGTCAAAAAATAGCAGAAAACTGCCATTTTTGACGAAAAAACCGCCCAAATGGGTGGGGGGTATCAAATCTCTGGCGCAGACGAGCACCTGAACCGCGCCATGGGCAAATTTTTGCACCCGCGAAATTGAGGGAAAAAGTTACCAGGATGGTTGGATGGAAACCCTCCTGCCTATTCGCATGAGGGAAGGTCATCATGAGAGGTAGAAAACCAAAGCCGCGCCATCTTCGTGTGATTGAAGGCAATCCGGGAAAGCGGGCGCTTCCAGAGGATGGTGTCCGGCTCCCGTCCGAATATGCGCCGCCGCCAGATTTTCTGAATGAGGTGGCGCGGGCTGCATGGGAACGCCTTGTTCCTCCATTAGTGGAGCGCGGGCTTTTTACGGTTCTGGATCATGACAGCATCGCTGCCTACTGCGAGGCATTCAGCCGGTGGCGCAAGCATGAGGAGGCCCTGATGAATGCCGGTCAAGAAACCTTTGAGACACATGGCAGGCAAGGACGCATGATCCGTACACGTCCTGAGCTGGGCATCATTTCTGAGCAGATCAAGCCCATGAGCAGCATTGGCTCCAATTATGGCTTTTCACCCGTTGCTCGCATGCGCCTGAAGGACGTGGGGCAAGGCGACTTATTCAACCCATTTGACAACGTGTGAGTATGGCAAAGCATCCCTACATCAAGAAAGCGCAGCGCTACATCAATGATGTGCTGGATCGTAAAATCCCAGCCTCCTGGCAGGTCGTGGCCGCATGCAAACGGCAGCAGCAGGATCTAGTGCAAGCCAAGCAGAAAAAATGGCCCTTCCGGTTTGATAAGGAAGAAGCTGAGCGCGTCTGCCGCTTTCTGGAGCTTATGCCGCATATCAAGGGCCCCAAGGCTCGCGATGGTGAGCTGATAGAGCTTGAAGGCTGGCAGTGCTTTGTTCTGACCACGGTTTTCGGATGGGTGCATAAGAAAACAGGCTTCCGCCGCTTCCGGCGTGCCTTTATCGGCGTGCCGCGCGGGAACGCCAAAAGCACACTGTCATCTGGTGTAGCACTGTTCATGCTCACCGCTGATGGTGAGCCTGGGCCAGAGGTCTATTCTGCTGCCACTACGCGTGACCAGGCCAAGATTGTGTTTGGCGATGCTCAGGCTATGGCGCGTAAAATGCCGCCACTGGCGCGCAAGTATGGGCTGGATGTTCAGCAGCGCGGGATTATCTCAGCATGCAATGATGGCATTTTCCGTCCGCTCTCGCGTGATGCCGATACACAGGATGGTCTAAACATCCATTTTGGGTGCCTGGATGAAGTGCATGCCCATAAAACCCGTGAAGTTTACGATGTGGTGGAAACTGGTGCCGGTAAACGTGACCAGTCCCTGATCTGGGCCATCACCACGGCAGGATCAAACAGATCTGGCATTGGTTATGAGCTCTGGACTTATCTGGAAGCTGTGCTGCGCAAAATTTTGGCAGATTGGGAGGATAGCCCCTACCCGCTCAAGGGCGATCAGGCAGAGGATGAGCAGCTATTTGGCATCATCTACACCATAGATGACGGTGACGATTGGACAGATCCTGCCTCGTGGCAAAAGGCCAATCCGAATTGGGGCGTTTCCGTCATGCCGGACTACGTTGCGGGCCTTGCTAACAAGGCGATGCAGCTTGCCAGTGCGCAGAACAATTTCAAAACCAAGCATCTGGATGTCTGGGTAAATGCGGATCAGGCTTGGATGGATATGCAGGCGTGGCTGAGATGCGCAGACCGGGATCTATCTATTGATGATTTCGCGGCTGAGGATTGCATCATAGCGTTGGATCTCGCCAGCAAGATCGACCTTGCGAGTAAAATCCTATTGTTTTCACGCCAGATAGACGGTGTGACGCACTATTACGCATTTTCTACCTTCTACCTGCCTCAGCGGGCGGTAGATGAATCTGCAAACGCACAATATCCAGGCTGGGCAATTGAGGGATATCTCCAGACCACGCCGGGTGACGTGACGGACTTTGAAACTGTCGAAAACGGCCTGCTGGAAGATGTGAACGACTTCAATGTTACGGATGTCGCCTATGATCCGTGGCAGGCCACCCAGCTTGCGCAGCGCATGTCTGAAAAAGATGTGCCCATGCGTGAATATCGCCAGACCGTGCAGAACTTTTCCGAGGCCATGAAAGAATTGGAAGCCCTGGTGTTGTCCGGAAGGCTGCACCATGACGGCAACCCGGTTCTGGAATGGTGCATCTCCAACGTGGTCTGCCACACGGATGCAAAGGACAACATCTACCCGCGCAAAGAGCGAGTGGAAAACAAGATTGACGGTGCCGTGTCTCTGATCATGGCGCTGGGCGTGGCTCTGCATGGAGCTGAACAAGGGTTCGTTTACGAAGGAATGTAATAATGGGGCTTCTGGATTTCCTGCGTGGATCTGGGTCGCCGGTCTCCGCACGCCGGGAGCCTCGCCTTCATGCAGAAGCTGGTGTCAGCTCGCCTGCTGATAATTTTCAGGCAGGCGGCCCGTGGGTTTCGTTTCCAATGGGCGGGCCGTCCCGCTCTGGTGTGCTGGTCAATGAGCGCTCCACGCTGTCATTGCCAGCCGTCATGCAGGCTATACGCATCCTGTCCGGTGTGTTTGCCATGGTGCCCATGCACTACTGCCGCCACGATGGCACAGGCACGCACCGGCTTACGGGTGATCCGCTCTATCAGTTAATGAATGGGCGGCCAAATGACGCGCAAAGTCGGTTTGCTTTTCGGGAAATCCTGATGAGTGATCTGCTGATGGCCGGAAATTTCTACGCGTATGTCTCGCGGGATGCCTTCATGCAGCCTGTCGCCCTTACGCGGCTTGATCCGTTTGGCACGCTGCCGTTGCAATCATTCGATCCAGCAACTGGCCAGAGCATGTTTTATGATGCCACCCTGCCTGATGGCTCGTCCGGGCGGTTTGCAGCCCGTGATATCTGGCACGTTAGCGGCATGAGCCGGAATGGCCTGCAAGGCCTGAGCCCCATTGCCTACATGAAAGAGGCATTTGGCGAAAGCATTGCTACGGCCACCTATGTGCAGAATTACTGGCGCAATAACGGTCAGCCACCAGTCATTTTAACCACGCAAGGAAAAATTGGTCAGCCAGAACGGCAGGCCATCAAGGAGGACTGGCAATCGCTCTATTCAGGCCCCATGAATGCAGGCACGCCAGCGGTTCTGGGGAGTGGTCTGACAGCCACTTACATGCCCATGAACAACAAGGATGGGCAGTTGGTGGAAACACGCACTGCCCAGGTGCTGGATATTGCGCGCGCATGGGGTGTTCCGCCGCATCTGATTTTCGAGCTGTCCAAGGCAACGTTCGGGAATATCGAGCAGCAGTCTCTGGAATTTGTGATCTATCACCTCGGCCCGCATTTCGCACGCGTGGCGGATAGCGCCATGCACGCCTTTGCGGATACGGGCTGCATTTTCAAACACGATCCGTCTGATCTGCTGAAAGGCGGGTTTCTGGATCGTGCTCAGGGCGTTTCTGCGCTGCGTAATGCAGGTGTGATGAACACGGATGAGGCCCGCAACAATTTCGATCTCAACCCGGTCGGTGGTGATGTCGGATCTGAGTTGTGGCGGCCAATCAATATCGGTGTGGCAGGCGAAACCCCAGCCGGAACAGAATCAGGAAACTGACATGACACGATATTATGCGCTGGAAGCGATCAGGGCACAGCCCTGGGCGATCCTGCCTGCACATCTAGGTGCTATTGAGGCCATTGCCGCCCGTGCGCTGGAAGCCCCCGTGCTGGATGTTCTGCGGGCTGATGGGCATGCAGAACGCTATCAGACCACGCTTTCAGCCGTGGCGGATACCGGCAAACGCATGAATGGCACAAACGGCGTCACGCTCAACAAACAGGGCGTTGCCACCATCCCTGTCATGGGGCCGATTTTCCCGCGCGCCAACCTGCTGACAGAGTTTTCAGGCGCTACGGATCTGAACAGCCTGTCGGCGGATCTTCAGGCCGCGCTGTCCAGTGTGGACGTCAAGCAGATCCTCATGGTGTTTGACAGCCCCGGCGGCGTCACCACGGGTGTGAGTGACATGGCCAGCCAGATCGCGGCGTCCAGCAAGCCTGTCACGGCCTTTGTGCCAGGCATGGCGGCATCTGCCGCCTATTGGCTGGCAAGCCAGTGCTCGACCATCCTGATGGACAATACAGCCCTGGTCGGCTCCATCGGCGTGGTCATGTCTGGTGCAAAACAGGTGGAGCCAGACGCAAACGGCATGATGGAGGTGGATATTGTCAGCTCCAATGCCCCTAACAAACGGCTGGACGTTACATCCGATGATGATCAGGCGCAGATCCGCACCGTGCTGGATGATCTGGAGGCTGTATTTCTCCAGGCTGTCGCACAGGGCCGCCACACATCGGTGGACGCCGTAAAACAGAATTTCGGCCAGGGCGGCATGAAAGTGGCAAAAAGTGCCATTTCAGCCGGTATGGCCGATGGCATCAGCACGCTTTCGGCCACCTTGGCCAAACTTGGTGCCGCAACCCCTCCAAAAACGCCGGTAAAACCCGCTCCACGTCGCGCCGCTGCAATGGCGGATCTGGAAGCGCGCCGGAAACTCGCAGAAGGACTCGCGTAAATGGCCGTTCGTGACCGTATTACAGCACTCCGCACCCGTCAGGCTGAGGTGCAGGCTGAAATGGAAAATATTCTGACAGCATCGGAAAGCAATGAGTCCGGTGATCTGACAGAGGAGCAGACCGCTGCATATGACCAGTTGCGGGCAGAAGATGATCGCCTGACAGCCGGGATTGAGCGGGAAACCGATATGGAACGCCGCCGTGCTGCGGCTGCGCGTCCGATTGCGCCGCTGCCTGCGGGGAATTCCGGTGGTCGCGCTACGGTTCCAGCTCAGGCCGAACAGCAGCTTGAGCCTGGTATCAAGTTTTCCCGTCTGGTGCAGGCCGTTGCCTCTACCCGCGGTCAAGGCGGCATGCGTGCTGTTCTGGATTTTTCCGAAAAAACGTGGGGCTCTGCCTTTGCTGCTGCCGCTGCTGACAATATGGAGCAATCAGTAGATGTGCAGGGCGGTTTTCTGGTCAATACCGATTATTCCAATGATCTGATCGCCGCATTGCGTCCCCAGGTTGCTGTGCGCAAAATGGGCGCTGTTTCCGTGCCTATGCCCAACGGCAACCTCACTTTCCGCAAACAAACTGGCACATCAAATGCACAATGGCTGGGTGAGCGAGCTGCTGTGCCAACATCTGCGCCTGAAATTGGCGAAGTCGCCATGAAGGCTAAGAAGCTGGGGGCATTGGTGCCGATCACCAATGATCTGCTGCGTTACAATTCCATCCAGACCGATAATATGGTGAATAGTGACGTCACGCTTTCCGTGGCTATTGCAGAGGATCAGCAGTTCATTCGTGGTGCTGGATCTGATTTCGCACCGGCTGGCTTACGTTACCTCGCCAATGCCTCCAATGTCATTGCAGCAAATGCCACGGTAAATGTGCAGAATGTGCGTAATGACCTTGGTAAACTTCGTCTGGCGCTCACCAAAAATAACGTGCCCATGCAGTCTCCGGGTTACATCATCAACCCGACATTGGTGGAATTCCTAAGTCAGTTGCAAACATCAACCGGCGCACTAGCATTCCCTGAAATTGCAGATGGTCGGATTGGCGCCTACCCATATACGTCCACAACCTCTGTCCCTGATAATCTCGGCACAGGCGGGAATCAATCCGAGCTGTATTTTGCAGATTTCGGACAAATTTTGATCGGGGATGCCCTGCAAACCACATTAGCTGTCAGCACACAGGCGTCTTATGTTGATACCGCCGGGATTACACGCTCTGCATTCCAAAATGATGAAACGCTGGTACGCGTGATTGAGGCTGTAGATCTGAATACGCGCTACGATAACGCCATTGCGGTGCTGACTGATGCAGCGTGGTTCCCTGGTGCGGTCGCGGGGCAGTAAAATGAAAATTGTGACATTTACAGACCGTTGTGGCGGCATTGGCGCTGTTTACAACAAGGGTGATGTGGGCATGTTTCCGGATGATGTGGCGGCTGGCATCGTGGCAGCCAAAAAAGGCACCGCAAAGCCGGTGCCTGAACCGGAGCCCACTGCACCGGCTGAAACAGGCCAAAAAGAGCCGGAAACGCCTCAAAATGAGGAAAAACCGGCTGAAAATGAGCCAGAAACGCCAGAAAATGGCAAATCCTAACGGTCTCCATCTGGAGGCCGTTTTTATTTGGGGTGACGTATGACAGTTATAGTCATAACGCCTGCCGGAACCACGGATCTGGTTACGCTGGAGAGTGTCAAAACATATCTCCAGATCTCGGATAATAGTCAGGACGCCCGATTAAGTCAGTTTATCACTGCTGCATCCGGCAGTTTTGCCGATTATCTGGGGCGTCCGTTGGCGCTCCAGACCTATCGGGAACGCTGGACACTAAAGGGGCGCATTCCGGGCATCAATCTGTCCAATGGGCCAGTTGCCACCATTTTATCTGCATCTGTGGATGGGGTGGTATGGTCTGGCCCGCTGGATGAATGCGATGTTGACCGCAAGAATGCACGTATCATGGCATCTGCATTCCTGCCGCCACGGCAAATGGTTTTCCATAGGCCTGTTGTAGTGGATATCACCTACATAGCGGGATTTCTGTTGCCTGGTATGGATATTCCCACGCCAGAAATTCCGCTTCTGGCATTGCAGGTGCAAACCCTGCCTGCGTCCGTTGCGTCTAGCTGCCTGAGTACCATCCAGATGCTGAGTTGCGCCGCTGGGCGTGATCCGCTCCTGAAATCAGAAAGCACGCAAGGGGTGGGATCGGCATCTTATGGCGCGCTAGATCCTATCGTTGGCGGGCTAACGCCTGATGCGGTTGGCGCATTGGATCGACTTGGCATTGCTGCTGATTGGATGGCCTGATGGGCCAGATTACCGAAACCCGTAGGCGGCTCCTTGCAAGATCTGGCCGCCAAATGGTGCTGACAGCGCGTGATGATACCAACCCGGTCACATTACGCGCATATGCACCGCCGCCGCAGTCGTCACAACTGGCAGATGGCATGCCCAAAGCGCCGTTCATTGCTCAAACGTTAGCGGATGAGCTGAGCGCCGCCAATGTCACGCCAAAAGCGCAATGGCACCTCAAGGATGGCCCCAAAACCTACAGCCTGACAGATGCCACGCCCGTTTATGACGGGGCCACCATCTGCGGCTGGACGCTGATTGCAGCAGGAGGCGACTAATGCCCTCAGAAACAGTGTGGAACGATGCCTATGCCCGTGCCAGCGCCGTGGCAGAGGCGTTGGGCTATCTGATCGGTGATCCCCTGACATGGGATTTTTCCAGCGATGGCAAAGCATTTGTGGCGCTGGATATGTCCTCGTCCAGCATAGATAGCCTGGAACTGGGTGATCAACAGGCGCAGGAAAGCGGCCAGATCTGCATCATGCTCTGGATACCACAGGGCCGGATGAACACGCCCACAGTGCTGTCCATCATGAATGCATTTGAAGCCGCCTTTCGCACCAACCCGGTAGATCCGGATAAACGCTGGCCAAACGGCCTATTTTACGATGGCCAGACTTACACGCCCCCTTCCTTTCTTGCCCAGACAGGTAATTGGTACGTTGCCACGTTGATGGTGGATTACCGCTGGCAGAACATTACGGAACACACATCATGAAATTCTTTCCGCTTATCGAAACAGCAGCTAATTCCGGCGAGTTTCAGCTTTCTGGCGCTGCTGTAGAGGCAGACAGCACCACTGCCGCCTTGGCATTGATTGAACCCACCGTTGGCGCAGGCTTGCGCTATGGCGCGTGGCTGTATCATGAGGTGCGCGGCCTGCCGGATTTCGCGCCCGTAACGGATGCTGAAAAAGGCAAATCCTATGCTGTGCTGGCGCAAATTGGCGGCACAGATCAGCCCTGGACGCCAGATGGGCAGCAGCTTGTATCTGCGCTGTGCGATGCCTCTAACCTGTGCCTGTCCATGGCGCAGTATATGGGTTTTCGCCTCGGCCTGATGCCCGTGGACGAAAAACCTGTAGCCGCACCGGCCACATCTGGAACTGAAACAACGCCAACATCCGGCGGAACAGACAGCACGGAAAAACCTGCCAGCTAACGCTGATCCCTTCTCCATTCTTTCAACACAGGCCGCCTTCGGGTGGCCTTTTTTTTGAGGTGAACAATGGCTTTTACTGGAGCCACAGCAGGCTTGGCAGCCGGTGCGCAAACCAATGATACACGCATGGATTTTGCGCTGGAGTCCACATATGCCACGCCGCCAGCGGGCAATTATCAGGCGCTGCGCATTACAGGCGAGACATTCGGACGTGCGCAAACAACAGCCCGTCCGGCAGAGATCAATTCTCTAAAAGAAGTTTCGCAGTCAGTCGTCACGCAGGTTTCTGCGTCTGGCACCATTTCCGGTGCGCTGTCATCCGGCACGTTTGATGATCTCATTGCAGGTGTGATGGGTGCGGATTGGTATGCAGCGCCCCCGTCTGTGACAATCAATTCAAAGGCGACGCCTGCCGTAACTGGCACCGTCCATCTAAAAAACTCTTATCATAGCGGGCGTGATATTATCACGATGCCTGCTGCTGCACTCGTAAATTTTCCAGCGTTCGGCGTTGTGCATGTCGTGGACAGCGTGAACGGGATTGATGTTTTTGCTGCCTATATCCTAAACAATATTTCTAATCCCGGCCTGGAATTTGTGCCAGGCACGTTGCCGATTGCAGACGCCACAGCGTTGAGTGACGGTGCAACAATTACGCTGGCGGATATCCAAAATGGCAATCTGGATAAAACATTTACCATCCGTAAAAAATTGCTTGGGCAGTTCCTACTGTATCCGGGAAGCCTGATTACCCAGGCTCAAATCCAGTTGCAGCAGGCGCAGTTTGGTACAGTCACGATTGATGCCACCAGCGCAAACGAGACATTATCTCTAACTGATATTGCAACTGCGGTGCTGCCCGCACCCAGCGGCAATGTGCATAACTCCGTCAACAATTTCCTGGGGGTCACTATCAATGGCAAATCCCCGGCTGGATGCGTTACGCAATTTACATGCACATTGGCGCGTGATGGCTCTGCCAATGATTACGGCATGGGCCATGCAGATGCCTGCGGTGTGCGTACGGGCCAGTTTACCGCATCGGGCAGTATCGAATTTTATTTCCGCACATGGGACGAATACAACGCATTCATAGCAGGCACGCAGGGGCTGATTATTGTCAAAACAGTTGATGATAGCGGCAACGGATACGCGTTTGTGTTTACGCATGCAGCGCTCCGCAACGGCAAGGTGAACAGCCCGCAAACCAATGAGACCGTAAAAGTCTCATTTGATATTGAAGGCAATCCGACAAGTGCTGGCGGCACATTCGCCATTTTCCGCCTGAGCGGTGTTGCAGCCACAGGTTCCTGATCTCGCCTGAGCTGAAAACCAATTTCACAAAGGGTGTCCACTATTACCGACACCCTTTTTTATTCGTACCCATAACTCACAGGGTTTTACACAATGGCTAAACTTTCCTCTTTTACCCGCAACGCAACTGCAATTGCAGAAGGCACACCCGTTACCGTAGGCGTGACAGATCAGTTCATCATCGTCACCAAAGGCATGACAGCAGATTATGCCGATCGCCTGTGGGCGCTGCGCCGTGCGGCTGTTATCCGTTACAATACCGGCCTGTCTGTAACAGATGTGCCGGTAACTGAAAGCACCCTGCCGCCATCTATGGATGATGTGTGCCAGGCGCAGGCTCTGAGCGAAAAATGCCTGATTGACGTGCAGGGTCTGGAAAATGACGATGGCAGCCCCATTGATATCGCCACCTTTAATGAAATGATCACGCACCGCGAAAACCGTGCACTGCTTGGTCTGGCATTGCAGGCGGCGGCATCTGTTGGGCGCGCCACCAAAGAACAGCTCAAGGCCGCTGAGGGAAACTAACAGCCGCCCTGCGCTGGCACCTGATAGATGGCCCGGTGGCGGCGCGTTGCGGCGTGCTGCCACCGCCAGAACACGCATGGGATGCATATGATGCGTGGCTGCGGAAAGTCGATCCGGAGCCCGCCAACATGCTGCCCTGGCGGTGCTGGCATGGCGTGGCTGGAACGCGTCGGTATCGGGCGGAAAGTTACGGCGCTGGCATGGGGGCAACGCGTGGCGTGTCCTATCCGCAGCCATTAGCTGATGCCGAAATCCTGCGTTGGTGCCACATGCGGCGGCTAAATGAGGCGGAAACAGATTTCACCTTCCAGCTCGTGAAATCACTGGATCAGACATTCCTCCAGATCCGTAACCAGCAGATCCAGCAGGATCTGGAGCACACTTTTAGGAAAAGATAGCATCATGGCACGGGCACGTATGGCAGAGACTATTCGGGAACAGATCAATCTGGCCACCCGCAATGTTCTGGCGTCGCAAAGCCTGCATGATCTGGTTGCGCGGGAATGCCGTGATCTGCGTGATGCCCAGATATCCTCTGGCGCTGCCTCTACCGTATTCAGCACATTTGTTGATGGCCGTAGAAACGATGCGGAGGAGCATGTGCGGCTGGATAACGGCATTGTCAGCTATGTGTTTTCCTATCTGGCGCAGGGTGTGGCCTTTGCGTTGGCTGAGTGCCAGAAACGCTCTCCTGTCCACACAGGCGCATTCCGCAAGGGGTGGGCCGTGTGTGTGAATGGAAAATGGTGGACGCGCCCTGCCGCTGCCATTCAGCCGGGCAGCATTGTAGAAATCGTCAATACCATGCCCTACGCCCGCAAGATTGATACGGGTGGGCAGATTACCAGCGTTCCACCAGGGATTGTAGAGGCCGTGCGGCAGGCAACGCGCCGCCAGTTCCCCATGCTCACGATTGCCCGAAAATTCATTAACCTCACGGGTGGTCAGGATGCACGCGGCGGCCCTCTGCCCTACGTGCTGAAGGCGCAGGGCATTGAAAGCGGCCTTACCTGGTCAAAATCCGATGGGTTCGAGCGGCTCAGAAAGCCCCGCCGTAGCAACCGCAAAGACCGCGCCGCCGGTCAGGTCATGACGTATCCAGCTCTTGTGCTGACGGAGTCCGAAAATGGTTAAAGCCACTACAGTTATCAATGAGGTCATCAACCGCGTGCTGTTAGATGATCAGACTGCGGAGCCTGTCAACGCCATTGGTACGCGCATGGAGGGGCTTCAGGGCAAAATTGATGACGTAGCGGCCAGCGGTGAAAATCTGGGCACCGCATTGGTCAAAGGCATGGAAAATGCCGAAACAGCTACCGAACGTGCGGTGGAGGTTGCCACGGCAGGTACCGGAAAGTTGCAGAGTGCATTGGGGCATCTGGAGGACAACATCTCCCAGATCAGCCATGACGTTCAGCTTGGTGCCAAAAATTCAGAAAGCGCCTTGTCTGATATTCAAGATGCCGCACAGGAAACATCGGTTTCAGCAGATGGCATCAGCTCCGCCTTTCGTGACAACCTGAAGGAAGCAGCGGCTGCCTCTGGCAGTCTGGCTGATGCGCTATCGCAGGATGCCACAAAGGCGGATGTGTCGTGGCAGGCGGCGGCTGGGCGTGCTGGAGATAGTATTTCCAAAGTGCAGCGGCAGATCCGCTTGCTGCAAAATGAGTATGACCGTCTGGATGCGCGTGGCCGTGCCGCTGTTGCCAGTGGCAGCACCAGCCCAGAGGATGTGACACGCGTTCTGGAGGCCAACAAGAAAGCACAGGATGATGCCGCCATCAGCCTGGCGAAGCTGCGGCTAGAACAGGCTGCCACCGTTACAGATTTTGACCAGATGGCAGAAAGCGGGGCAACTGCATCTGCTGTTATTGATAGAATGTCCGCCGCAGATCTGGCGCAAACAATGGCTCTGCGTGAATTGCGGGCTGAGTTTGAAAAGGGCCAGATCACGCTGGATGTTTATAAAACTGGCTTGCAGGAAATCACCATAGAATACGCCGCGCTGAGCGGTGCATCCGCAACAGCTCTGGCGACCATTGCGCAGAATCATCAGGATAGCATCAACAGCAGTCTGGGCATTACCCTGCCGAACGTTGATCACGCATCTAGACTGGAGGATGTTGCCCAGGCATTTCAGGATGCTGACAACCTGCGTGCCAAACTGGTACCATTGGCAGCGGCAGAACGTGATTACGCCAGCGCCATTGCGGTAGCCAGTGATGCGCGGGAGCGCGGCGTGATTGATCTGGGCGAATATCTGGCCGCCATGGATCGCGCCACCGCATCCTATCAAAAACAGAAAGATGCCATTGCCGCCAGCGTGCAGACGCAACAGGAAGCATTGCGCTTGCAGCATGAATCCGTAGCAGCCGGTACGCAGGAAAAAATCAACACATGGGCCGGTGTCACCACGCCAGAATACGGGCAGGCCGATAGTCGGCAGGAGGATTTTGAGGCCGCAGCGCAGGATGCAGCAAAACTGCGGGCCGAACTTGTGCCATTGGCTGCGGCAGAACTGGATTACACAAAGGCGCAGCAGAAAGCATCCGCCGCCCTGGCCGCCGGTATTATTGAGCAGGGTGAATACGATGCCTATATGGATCAGGCCACGGATACCCTGAACCGCCAGAAATCCGCTCTAGGCGGCAATTCCACTGCCATTAAGCTCACAGCCTTTGAATTGGGCATTCTGGCAGATGAAGCCCATAAGTTTTTCGATCAGGTTTGGGCGGGTGGCAGTCCGTTGCAGGCCGCGTTCTATCAGGTGCCCAATATGGTGCAGGTGATGGGTGGCCTAAAAAACGCCATGTCCTCCACGCTCAGCGTTCTGTCAGGCCCTGCCGGTCTTGCCGCAGGGGCAGTTGCTGCCGGTGCTGCCATTGGTGGGCTGGGTTATTATGCAGAAAGTGAACAGGAAAGCCTTGCTCAGCTTTCCACGCATCTGCGTGCCACACGGGCTGATTATGATGATATGTCCATATCTGCTGAAAATGCCGCCCGTGCGCTGCATGAGCAGTATGGTGATATCTCGCTCTCTGATAGCCGTAGCACCACGCAAACCATTGCCGCCGTGCCCACGGTAGATGCCAGCCAGATCCAGCGTTTGACAGCAGATAGCCGGGATCTGGCTGCTATTATGGGCACCACGGTGCCAGATGCCGCCAAAACATTGGCTGTTGCACTGGAAGATCCTGCCAGGGAAGCGCAGGCGCTGGCAGATCAGCATTTGCCCGGCTTCAACGCTGGGCTGGTGCTGAGCGTGCAGCACATGGCGCAGATGGGCCAGCAGGCCGATGCTGTCTCTCTGGTTGTCCAGAGGCTGGAAAGTGCCATCCACGGGGCAGCAGATCAAGGCCTCACGCCGTTCCAGACAGCATGGCGTAACCTGAAAGATGAAATGGGCAGCACATCCAGCGTGATTGCGGCAGAATCCCGTAGCATTGGAGATCTGTTCGTCTCCATGGCCACAGAGGGCATTAGCGCTACGGATGATCTGGTCAAGCATCTCAGGAAACTGCCAGATGAACTCTCCAGCATCTGGAGCAGCATCAAATCTGGCGCATCCACGGGTTTAGGCTGGCTGGAAGGTGATGTCGCAAGTGGTATTGCGGCAACAGCTCATTTCGCCGGTGCCACAAACCTTGCGCATATTGTTGCGCAGGGCAGCGCGGCAGATCCTACGTTCTCCATGCCCACCAACACAGCGGCAAACCATAGCCTTGTGCAGGATGGCGGCATCCAGTCCGTGCAGAGCATGATTGATCGGGTAGCGCAGGAACAGCACCTGAATGGTGATATCACCAGCCTGATGCACGCCATTGCCCCGGCTGAAAGCAGCACCGGCCAATACCTACACGGGCAGGTTGTGCATTCCAGCGCAGGTGCTATTGGCGCCATGCAGGTCATGCCCAGCAACGCGGCCGGAAATGATCTGACAGATCTGCACGGCAATGTTTCTGCCAGCGCAGATTATCTGGTGCATCTGTATGACAAATACCACCACAATCAAAAACTGGTGGCGATGGCGTATAACTGGGGTGAAACGGCGCTGGATGAGTATATTGATGGCAAGCGCACAACGATCCCGCAGGAAACATCTGATTATGTAACCAAGGTTACGGGCGGAAATGCCTATAGTGCTGTTGAAAATGCCCGGATGGATCAGTCTGTTTCAGCGCAGGTATTAAAGGGTAATCCAAGCATTGCTGGTCAGCAGGATGATTTAACCAGATCTTTACAGGGCGAACACACTGCTCTTGGAGATTTGGATAAGCAGTATCAAGCCCATGTTATTTCCCAGAAGGAGTGGGCTGATCAAACAAAGATCATTCATGGTCAGATAGACACCACAAGCGCATCCCTCGCCAACCTGCGTGATCCATTGCAGGAGGTGTATCATTCGCAAACGCTCGCCGCTCAAAGTGCGTCCGCTCTAACGGGTTATGACCGGCAAATGGTCAGCGTGGCGCAGGAAGTTGACCAGGCGCAGCTATCCCTTAACGGGGCGCATGCGTCTGCAACCCAGATCATGGCGGCTCAGGCGCGTGAGCAATCCGTGCTGACGGATGCGTGGCATGCTGGTACGGCTGCCTTAAGTGATCAAACCCAAGCCCTCAGCACGGCTAATGCCGCTTATGCTGATGGTAAAATATCAGCAGAAGATGCAACACAATATGTTTCTGCCTACATGGATGCAGAAAACAGTTTTAAAAAGGATACGCCAGAATTTCTGCATGCCATGCAGGAAAGAATTGCCAAAGCCCAAGCGTGGAGCGTTGAGCAGCAGAATACCCAGATGATCGGGCAAACCAATCAAAACATGGATCAGGTTGCTATCCTGCAAACTGAAACATCCCTGATTGGTACAAATGATGATGCCCGGCAGAAGCTGATTGCTCACATGGAGGTAGAGCAACAGCTTTATAGAGAAGGCCGGTCATTAACAGATGAATATTCTCAGCATCTTCTGGCCAGCACAGATGCTCTGTCCGATGCTACAGCGGAATATCAGCATGCACAGCAAGTGATGGATGCTTTCACCGGCTCCATCAGCGATATGGCAGATCAATTGTCCGATGGTGTTGTGCAGGGTTTCATGCAGGGTACATCGGCGGGGATGTCTTTCAAAACCATGTTGCAAGGTGTTGAGGCATCGGTTGCCAGCACTGTTGCACGATTTGCCCTGATCAATCCGCTGATGAACGCTTTGGACGGTAAAACCCGCACAACACTAGCAGATATTGGCAATCTGTTCAGCGAAACCGGATCAGAAAGCAGTGGCAGTTCAGGCGTTGAAGATCCATTAAGCGCTGTGGGGCAATCCGGATGGGGCGTTTCCCCATGGGAAGCCCTGAACATGAAAAACCAGATGACCAGTCCTTCATTTGGATCTGAGGTGAATGCAGGCGGTGTCAGCACCGCATCTTCTGCGCTGGAAAACCTGTTTTCTGGTAAAGCAGCCGATGGCAGCGGCATTTTCAGCAGCTTTGGCAGTGCTGCTTCTTCGATCGGTTCCTACATGGGTATGGCGGGGGCTGCTTTTGGTGTGGGTGAAATGGCTTACAACTTGTTGGAGCCATTATTCGCCAAGCGGGAAAAAGATTATCAATACATTTCCGTGGATGATGGCCAGCTTGGAATAAGTGGCCATGTTTACAAGGATATTCATGGAAACGACACCGTATTACCCGGCCTGCAAACCGATCTGGACAGCATCAACAATGCATTTGATTATACGGGGGTATCCGCCACAAACACGGATACAATCGGCAAGGTTGGCTGGTCTAAAAAGGGGAAGAAATCTACCACATACAGCCTGACAGATCTGCTTCCTGATCTGGATTTAACCAGTCCAGATGCAATCATGCAGCAGGAACTGAAACAGCTCATGCCCACCAGTTTCGATAGCGTGGACACGTTCACGCAGGATCTGGAAAGCCTTAAAAGGCTTGCAGATGAGCTAGGCAGCATGAAAGTGTCTGTCTCAAAGTTTGATGATAGCTCCCACGTTACGGTAGATCATTTCACCGGCTACACGGGGGATATGGCTAAAGCGCTTTCAACGCTGGATGGTGGCACCTATTCTGTAGATGATCTGCAAAGCAAATTTCAGGCAATTTCTGAATTTGTGGGTACCACAATGCCAGGGCTTCTGGATGTTACGGCATCTGGTTCTGAAAGCCTGATGCAGCAGGTTGATGATCTCAAGGCCAAATATCAGGATGCCGCCAACACAGCCGCATCTTATGGTCTGGATGCCCAGGCATTGCTTGATAAAGGCAATTCCATTGCAGCCATGATGGTGGCTAACGAACAGGCAACATTGGGGCAGGCTGATCAGTCTGTGCAAGCGCGTTATCTGTCTGCCACGGGTAATCAGGAAGGGGCTGATCTGCTCAATCAGCAGGTAAGTGCCGCACAAGAAATCCAGCAGTTGCAGGATAACTGGCGGGGTTTCCTTGGTGATAGCTTTGCCAGTAGCGTCACCTATCAGCAGCAACTGGCAGATCTGGAAAAAACACAGAATGCAGAACGGTTGCAGATACAGCAGGAGTATCAGGAAAAATCTCTTGAAAAACAGCAGGAATATCTGGATCAGGCAGATCAATCCGTGGCGTCTGTGTTCTCCAGTCTGGGCACATATGTGCAGGGGCTGGATACGTCTGATGCCTCGCCCTTGTCTGTGCAGCAGCAATATCAGGCTGCAAACCAGAGCCTGAACACGGATTATCAGGCCGCCATGGGGGGTGATTACAATGCGCTGTCGCGCCTGCAATCAGATTCCCAATCTGATCTAACGCTGGCGAAGCAGTGGTTTGGGTCTGGTGTAGATTATGCAAAGGAGTTTCAAAACAACCTGACCATGCTGCAATCTGTAGCCAATGTGGATACAGGGCAGTTTACGGCAGCGTTGGCCAAGCAGCTTTCTGCCAATGCGGTAGATGCCACAAACCAGGTAACGCAGGCGGTCAACACCATGAAAACTGCTGTTGTTGCAGAGCTGAAGCAGTTCATTCAGGTTCAGACAATCAAAGGCAAGTAAATGGCAGCATTTCGAACGGTTGAGCTGGATATTGTCCAGCCAGCCACGGGCACGCTTGCCCAAACGCTGGGCCACGGCACGCGGGCGCATGGCACGTTGCGCAGGCAAACCCACACACTGGAAAGCACAGACACCATCCGTTTTTCAGATGCCGGGTTTGTGGATGAAAACGGCGTGCCCTATCCGCCATATGTGACGGATGCCTTTGCGATTGACCGGGGGTTAACGCTCTCGGCAGATGCCATGGGCGGCGCGTTGTCGGCAGGCTCTATCACGTTGGCTAACCCAGATGGCGTATTAGATGGCCTGCTGACAACGCGCATGAATGACCATCTGCCCGTACGGATCTACACGGGCAGCAAGGTGTGGGATGCCGCGCGGCAGATCTGGACAGATCCGCAAAGCAGCAGCCTGCTGCCCGTATTTGCCGGTTTGGGTAAAAGCTGGCAGCCAGATCGCACAACAGCACAAATTGCCCTGCTAGACGCCACATACTGGCTAGATGGCAGCATGTCCGTTTCGACCTATGGTGGTACAGGTCGGCTGGATGGGGATAGCAATGTGGCAGGCAAAAACATGCCGCGCATCCGGGGCAGTGTGTGCAACATCACGCCCGTTCTGATTGATAGCGTAAACTACGTCTATCAGATCTCGGATGGGCCTGCCGCCATCACTGCACTGTACGAGGGTGGCTATGCAGGCGGCATCCAGTTTGCTGCAACGGTTGCGGATATTTATGCAACAAGCCCTGCGCCGGGCACATACACCGTGCAAACCGGATCAGCAGGCACATGGCTGCGGCTGGGCACAAAACCTGTTTACGGCATCACGGTGGATGCAGTGGGGCAGTTCCGGTCTGGCAAAGCGCCATCGGGCGTTCTGGATATCCTGCGGCAGATGCTGCTGGAAGATCTGGTTATGCCTGCGGCCTACATAGATACGGCATGGGCAGAGGCCTCTTCCATCGCGCCGTGGTCAGGTGGATGGTATTGGGATGGTTCAGAGAGTGTTACTGGCAAACAGGTTGCCACAACACTGCTTTCGGGGCTGAACATTACGCTGGTGCCCACACGCACGGGCACATTGCTGCCTATTGCACTGGCTGCACCCACAACGGCAGAAACGCCCGTGGTGGAACTCAATGCAGATCTGATTACAGAAATTGCAGCGGCCTCGCTGGATAGTTCGTTAGATCCGCCAACATGGCGCTGGCGTATCGGTTGGCAGCATAATTTCACGGTGCAAACCACGGGTTCCAATTTGCACCCGCAGGCCTCGGCAAATCGGCAAGCCATTATTGCCGTGGCAGACCGTGCGGCGGTGTGGTGGTCGGCTGATATCAAAAGCCGCTACCGCGTGCCGAATGATCCAGCCCTCATCACCACGGCGCTGGCCAATCAGGCCGATGCCACCCTGATTGCGCAATCTCACGGCGCGTTATGGGGCACGCAACGCAGGCTCTGGGCTGTCACAATCCCGCAGGATTATGCGTGGCAGCTAGAGCTGGGTGACGTAATCGGCATTTCCGCGCCTGCGCCCGGCCTGCAAACTCGACAACTTGCGCGGGTGGTGAGCGAGCATATCCGCGCAACGGATCAAACAGTTACTTTTCAGATACTGGTGTAAACTATGCAAAATTGTGGTTTTGGCTGGCAAAACAACGTGCTGCGTGCCACGTTGGCTGCCAGTGCGCAGGTATCCGGGCTGCCGGTAACAAACCTGCAAAACCAGCAGGGTGCGCCAAGCCTGGGCTGGCGTGCGCCGGGCACATCTGCGGTGCTCACACTCTCTGGTGTTTCTGGGGCACAATGGCAGGCCATCAGCCTGCACCGCACAAATTTAAGTGCTACAGCAACGTGGCGTATTCGCACGGGTAGTATCAACAGTTGGTGGGCCGTGGATTGGCACACAGACTGGTCAGGCCCGTGCAATGTGGCAAACGGCCAGTGTGTTTACATCTTGCCCAGCATTGCAACTGATGAGCGTTGTGAAGTCACCATAACGGATACTGCCAACCCGGATGGGTTCCTGTCTGTGCCGCTGGCATTTGCCGGGCCATTGTTCCAGCCGGTTCGCAATTTCAGCACGCAAAGCACGGCTGGCAGCAATCTGGGGCAAGATACTGTTACCACGCTAGGCGGTTCGGAATTTGTTTCTGGCCGCTGGTATCAGCGCAAATTGTCCATCGTGCACGATTCTCTGGGTGATGCTGATGCAGCAGTGCTGGATCAGGCATTGCAGGCGGCGGCTACCGGCCAGAACATCCTGTTTGTGCCAGATCCTGATGCCACAACCGATGTGCTGGCACAGAAATCCCTGTTCGGGACACTCAGCGGCGGAGATCTGTCCAACCCCTACGGGCCAGCAGATCGGCATTCCCTCACCCTCACTCTAACGGAGCGTCTGTAATGGCAGCACAACTTGGCAATTATGTGCTGGAGACAGCCACATCACCCGGCACGGGCGGCTTTACACTTAACGGTGCCGAGGCAAATCGGCGGGCATTTTCTACAGCATTCCCAAATGGCGGGAATGTCCTGTATTTTGCCGATGATGGGTCTCAGGCAGAATGGGGTATTGGCACGCTTACCGTCGGCACACCCAGCACACTGGCACGCTCCACCGTGTTGGGGAACACGGCGGGCACCAAAGTCGCGCTCAATTTTCCCGGTTCTGTTGAGGTTTATAACGAAATTCCAGCCGAAATGGTGGCTGTGCTGGAGCAGGATGGATCTCTAGAGCTGGCAGGCAGCCTGACAGTAAAAGGCAAAACGCTTGTCCAGAATGTAGATGATTTTTCATCTCAGGAGGCTGTGCCAGCAGTACAGGCAGATAGCCGGTATCTCAGGTTGGCAACTGGATTGGCTAACACAGATACGGCGGTAAATGCGTTGTGGGTTGATCTCACCACAGAAAATGGCTTTCCACGCATAGGTTTTGCAGGAGCCAACGGCACCACATACGGCGCATATGGTGTGGCCAAAGTTAATGCGCTGATTGGCGCGTGTATTCAAAACGCAAATCCCGGTATCGCCAATGCTCAGGCTGGCACGTCATTATGCGTAAATCCTGCTGATGGCCTCCCGTATCTGGCCTATAATGGAAATACCCAGATTGTTGCTTTGGCATTAGATAGCGCCAAGGTTAACAAAACAGATGGCGCTATGAGCGCTTTAACTGTTTCCATTGGCACTGGATATTTCCAGATGACCAATGCAGATGCGCCCGGCTACGCCACATGGTATCGCCCAACTGGCACAGCCACGGATGGCGTGCTGGATATCTATTCCAATGTGGGTGACACAAAAGCAAATGTGCTGCGGATTACGGCAGACGGCGGTATAAATATTCTGGGGTCTGGCACATTTCAGAAAAGCGGCTCGAATGTTGCATTCAAAAGTGATTTGCCATCGCTACCCGGCGGTACACTGCTGACGTGGACAGTGGATAATGTGGCAACAGAAACTACCCTGGATTTACCACAGACATTTAAAAACACGCCTGCGGTATGGTGTCAGGATGTGAGCGCCGTTAACGTCCACTATGCCTGCATACGCAACATAACAACCACAAATTTCCAGGTGCAGACAGGCTCTAATGTCACCATCCCAACGTTACGGTTTTTTGCAGTGGGTGATCTCGCTTGACGCCCTAACGGCAAGCTCAGCCTCATGTTCATACGTGAGCATATTCCAGCGGCTTTAGGCCGCTTTTTTGTATCAGGACACATCATGCCAACAGCAGAAAACGATGGTGCGGATCTGCGCGCCGTCCTGGCGAAACTCGACACTATGCAGGGGGATATCAGTGAGGTGAAAAAAGACCAGCGGGCGGAGCGTGATGCTCGCGTTGCCCTGGCGGCACGCACGGACGCGCTAGAAAAGCGGGATACGCTGATTTTATCCAAGATCGACAAAATGGCCATTGATGATGCCGAGCGTGCCGGTGCCACGCGCCTGACCATGTGGGTTGCCAGTATGCTGGGGCCAACCGGCATCGCAACGCTGGCCGCAGCACTTTACCACCTGTTCAGCCATCCGTAGCTGACCATCCTATTTGTCAATTCAGAATTGTTCAGACTTTTTCAGAGCTGAAAGAGTCTGAAAAAGTCTGAAACTGAAATACGCCCACTCCGGCCGCCATTGAGCGGCCTTTTTTTTGTATCCGGAAAAACAGATGAATGATTCCATCCAGTTGGCGGCATGCCTGTGCCGCGAGTACGAGGGCCTGCGCCTACATCCATACATTTGCCCAGCCGGTTATTGGACTATTGGTTATGGCAATCGTGCCCTGGCCAACGGGGCCGCCGTAACGGCCAAAACTGCGCCTATTACGCAAAAACAGGCCGAAACATTGCTGGTTTTCACGCTGGCAGGCCTGCGGGTAAAGCTGCGCCAATTAGTGCGCACGCAGCTTTCGCCCAACCGAGAGGGTGCGCTGCTGGATTTCCAGTATAACCTGGGCACAGCAGCACTGGCAGGTTCCACCCTGTTGAGAGATCTGAACGCGGGCCACGATATTGCGGCCAGTGATCAGCTTCTGCTGTGGAACCACATGCACAAAAATGGCCAGCTGATTACAGAACCGGGCCTTACGGCACGGCGCCATGCTGAATGGCTGCTCTGGAGCGGGGTTAACCCCTGCAATCCGCAGCCAGTAGCGCCTGCACCCTCCCCCACGTCCACAGATCAACTCAACGCGGCGGAATTAGACCGCGTGCAGGAGAACACATGAGCGAGCGAGATCCTCTGTCCCGGCATGAACTAGATTGCCTGGCAGATCTGCTGTTTGACCGTTTTGCCCAACGCCTGCGGCAAAGCGGTTTTCGCCTTAATGAAGAAAATATCTTCATTGAACACGTTGATATCAACACGCTGCCCGTGAGCCTGCGTGGTGCTGGCCATGGCTGACACATCAACAGCCAGGGCGACCATTGCGCAAACGGCAAAAGCGGGTGGCATTGCCAGCACATTGGTTCTGGCGCTTACGCAACTGCCTCAGCCATATGCCCATTGGGTGGAAATTGGCCTGAGCGCCGCAGCTATTCTGGGGTTTGTGGCAACGCAGATCCCTGCACCGCCTGCCGGTTCCAAGTTATGGCCAGTTTACCGGGCGCTTAACTTTTTTGCTGCCAACTGGGGCCAAGCCGCCAATGCAGCCATCCTGATGCGCACAAAGGCTGCGGCCACGCCATCGGAACCAAAAGCTAACTAAAGTTAGCCTCTCATCTTTATCCAAGAAAGACGATACAAATGAAAAAAGCATTCCTCGCTCTGGGGCTGCTGCCCCTTCTGGCTGCTTGTGGCGCAACGCCACAAGCCAAGTTAAGCCAGACTGTTTACGATGTGGACAGTTCCTACCACGTTCTGGCGCAGCCGATTCCCGATGCCATTAAAGGCAACGTGCCGGGCATCACCCTAACGGACACGCAAAAGGATCTTGCCAAGCGGGCAAGCCAGACCGTGTTTAATGAAATCGCGTCTCTGGAAACCTCCATTGAGCACGGCAACAGCATCACCCAGACGGGTGTGAACGCACTCCAGACCGATTTTCTTTCATTCGAAACCTGCTGGGCAGGCCTGAAAACCGGCACCACGCCGGATGCCTGCGCAGCTCTTGGCGGGAGCAAATAACATGAACGCAACAGAAATCAGCGCCATCTTGGGCGTAGTTGGTACCGTAGCTGGTCTGGCCGAAAAATACGGGCCAGAAGTTTACGAAACGGTGAAAGAGGCCATTGAGCAGTCCAAGAGCAAGACTGGCCCAACTGTGGCAGATATTGAAGCCATCTTTGCCAAGTGCCAAGCTGATAACGCAGCCATCCAGTCCGCATGACGCCGGACTTTGAATGCGGGATGATTGTTGGTGGCGGGGGAGTTTTCCTCGCCACTATCGCACTGGCGGTAGGTTGGCGGATGTTGGTAGTGAGGTCTGATTTTTGGTGGAAAGGCTAACCAAGAGCCGCCGTAGGTAGCGGACAGGCTCTTGGCTGGCAGGGTTATAACGGGAAGTGAACGAGTGAGGAATACCAAATAGTTGCTGGGTTTCAGGCGACAATCATTCGGCCAAGACTCTCTGTCACCTGTTCAAATTTAGGTGTCCCTTCAGCTAAATGCTCCGCATATTTCCGTGCTGACATCTCATCTAGTTTTTGCACGGCTTCATGGCGTTTACTTAAAAGGGAATCTATCAAAGTAGTTGAATTTGAAAGACCTAGTTTTCTTAGGAACATTCCATGAAGAGGATGCTGCAAAACCAAAGCAATACTCAACATAGAAATTGCCTGAGCAATCTCATTGCCGGCTGCCCCACACTCACCCACAAGCTTCGTTTTAAATTCATCAAACGTTTCATCGGGCTGAGTAGATGTAGACACAGAAATTTGCATTGTAGGCTGAGAAGCGAGCTCAACAATCCTTCTGCCTATCAATCTTGTTTTTTCATCCAATGCCTCGTTGGCGACTAAGCTTACTCCAATATCAATCGCAGCCTTACGATACGGAGCAGCAGCTTCTGCGTTAAGTAGCATTGTGCGTGCTCTTAGGGCCATAGCTAATGAGATTATAGCGGCGGCTGGAAGACAGATCACCAGCACAACGACAAGAAAACTCAT